ATATACCTGACAATGATGCGATTTAAAGAGTGGCTACTCGAGAACACGATCGGAACAGACGAGGTATTCAGCCAGATAGACGCCCTCTACGACAAGGCCAAGTACGCCATAAAACTGGTGCAGCTGTACAGCAAGGCCACGAACAAGGGCCTACTCAAGAACATAAGCACCGTCGCCCCCCTTCACTCCGGGGTGTACGGGCTCTACAACTCGTCCGAGAACAAGAAGGTCATCGGGCCCGCCGCGTCCAACAAGATAAGGTTCAAATTCGGACAGGACGCCCTCTCAAGCGCCAGAGTCAACCGCCTTGCGAACGTCGTAATAAAGCAGTACGTGCCAGACATAGACGAAAGGCAGATCATCCCGAGCGACGTCATACATGTCAACGTTAGAAGAATAGTGTCAGAGATGGGCGACACCCCGAGGGCGATAATCGAGATAGCAAGCACAATAGTCCACGAGGCCACGCACGAGATCGAATTCCAGAGCGCCGGAAAGACGGACGAGAACGGACCGAAAAAGGCCGAGGCGGACTTCCAGCGGTGGGTCTCTGCAAACTGGCGCCTTGCGGTATCAAAAATACCGCAATTGAACTTCTAGTGCTTAAGCACCACGTAAACCCCGTGGATCAGGCCTGGAAAGTGGCCCATAAGGGTCAGCAACAAGTTGATCCAGAAATGGGAGCCGAACCCGAACTTTATGGCGACGCCGAGGGGCGGCAGGAACACGGTGACCAGAAGGGTTACCAGATCTTTTGCGTCCATGTCTTCCATTTTGAACCTCCTTGATTCAGCTCACAATTATATAGGAAATCACTACATAAGTCCGTGAAGACTTTCCACCAATATCTGATGTCAGAAGCGACGCCTCCCCCCGGAGGACCGCCGCCAGGCAAGGGAGGACCGCCCGGAGGGGGAGGGCCGCCGCCAGGCATGGGAGGACCGCCAATGGGAGGGCCGCCAATGGGAGGACCGCCAATGGGAGGGCCGCCGCCAGGCATGGGAGGGCCGCCAATGGGAGGACCGCCAGGCATGGGAGGGCCGCCAGGCGACGCAGGACAGCCGGCTCCGAACAAGGTTCAGAAGGTCAGGTCTTCCGATGTCTGGACGGCCCTTCGGAAATCCCTCAAGTCCCTCAAGGATGGACAGGAAAAGGCGGAAGGGGTATAGTGTTTTCTAGTTGCTAACATGAAAATACTAATATTCAGCGACCTCCACATCCATCCCCACAAGAAGTCCTCAGGCCGCCTGGACGACTGTCTAAAGGCGCTTGACTGGGTCTTTCAGGTGGCGGTCGACAGGGAGATTGAAAACATCGTTTTCCTCGGGGACCTCTTCCACGACAGGCAGAAGATCGACGTCCTCGCCTACCAGAGAACCTTCGAGATACTGGAGCGGCGGCTATCCGACGGAAGGTTCTCCCTTCACATACTTCTGGGTAACCACGACCTCTGGCACCACCAGAGGCTCGACATCTCAAGCGTCAACCCCCTGAGAACCCTTCCTCGAGTCACCATCGTGTCGGAGCCGTCCGTCCAGGAAATATCAGGGAAGTCTGGCTCTGTTTCCATGGGGTTCCTCCCTTACACCCACGCCCCGATGGAAGACCTCAAGAAGGTCGAGGCCGAATGGCGATCCAAGGCCAAAAAGGGGTCCAGGAAGGTACTCGGAGGCCACATAGCGGTCGACGGGGCCGTATGGAACGTGAGACACAACACCATGTCCGACATAACCGTGGAGCACGAGGGCGACATGGTCAGGGTCGGCCCGGAGATATTCAAGGGCTGGGACAGGGTCTTCCTCGGCCACTACCACGCTGCCCAAAAAATGGGCAACAGGGTCGAGTACGTCGGCTCGCCCCTCCAGCTCAGCTTCGGAGAGGCGGACCAGGACAAGCACCTCCTAGTCTACGACCCGTCCTCCGACTCTGAGGAGTACATCAAGAACGACTTCAGCCCAAGGCACCTCATCATAGGCGAAGACCAAGTCGAATCCCCAGACCTCAAGGGCAACTTCGTGCGACTGGAGGTCGAGGACATAGCCGACAAGCGCATGTCAGACCTGCGCCAGAAACTCGTCGAGTCCTGCGGCGTATCGACGCTGGAGATAAAGCAGAGGACGAGGGACGAATCCCACGTCATCGACGACGCCAAGTCCATACTCAGCGACGAGGACAAGATGATCGAGAGGTACGTGGAGCAGGTGGCCCCTGAGGGCCTCGACGCCGCGACGCTCATCCGCATAGGCACGGAAATATGCAGCAGGGCTTCCGAAGCATGAGAGACCTGCGAATCAAGTACATCAAGGCCCAGAACTTCCTGTGCTTCGGCAGCGAGCCGATCGAGGTCGACCTCACCCACAGGGGGAAGGTCGTTCTCGTCAAGGGCATCAACCTCGACGTGCAGGAGGGAGAGTCCGCGGCCGCCAGCAACGGCGCAGGCAAGAGCTCCATACCAGAGATAATCGTCTACACGCTCTTCGGCAAGACGATCAAGCACCCCAAAAAGATCGGGCACAGGGACGTCATAAACAACTCCACCGGCAAAGGGCTCCGCACCGAAGTCGTATGGGGCGACTACCGGGCGGTGCGGACACGCAAGCCCGACGGATTGAGGCTTTGGGAGAGCTCCGAAGGCGTGTGGGACGACTCCACGGAGATAACCCTCGGAGGCCAGCCCGCCACCCAGAGGCTAATCGAAGAGAAGATAGGCCTCAACTACGAGACCTTCGTGAACGTGGTCGTATTCACGGACAACAACGCCGGGAGCTTTCTGGAGTGCGACTCCGCCGGCAAGAGAGAGATAGTCGAGAACCTCCTCTCGCTAGAGAAGTACAAGGACTTCGCCGAAACGGCCAAGTCAGCGAAGAAGGAGAAGAAAGACTCCGCCAAGATTCTGGAGTCGGAGGTGACGAGCCTCAAGAGGCAGGTCGAGCAGTCCGAATCCAGAATCAAGACAGCCAAGCAAGAGGAGTCTTCTTGGCGATCCAAGATCGAGCTCGAGGCCACGAACATCAAGGCCAAGATCAAGGGCCTGAAGTCCCTCCTGAGCGCCCCCGCGGGCGACTCCGACACGAAGAGGTACAACGAGGCGGTATCGCGCATCTCTGAAATCAACTCGGAGCTCCCGGCGCTGGAGACAAAGAGACAGAAGCTCGACGAGGTGCTGGACAAGGCCCAGGAAAAGCTGACGGAATCAAGAAAGTCGCAGAGCGAAATTCAGATAGAGTCCAAGGCCGCGGAATCAGAGGCCGAAAGGCTAAATTCGATCGCCAGAGACCACGAATCTGAAGTCGAAAGACTTGAGAGAAGCGAGGGCGGCACCTGCAAATACTGCCTCGGCAAGGTATCCAAGGAAAACTTCAAGAAATACGCGGAACAAATGAAGGAAAAGGCCTCCGCAATAAGGGCCGAAGCCAAGGATGTGCTTTCGAAGAAGTCGGCCCTAGACGACAGAGCGGGCGTGGCGGCCGAAAAAATCGCGAACATATCCGAGGCCATTTCGACCGCCAAGTCGTCAATATCCACCACATCGTCCTCCATAAAGTCGATGAGGTCAGAGTTGGCCGAACTCGGCAGGATAGAGAAGCCGAAGTCGGGGGACGCAAAATCCAGCGAGCTGGAGGGCGAGATCAAGGCTCTGGCGAACCAACTGGCAGAAAAATCCAAGCAACTAGAGGGGGACACCCCTTTCAAGTCGATGATAGACTCCCTTTCGGACGACCTCTCCGCAAGGGACGAAGAACTCAAGGCCAAGGAGTCCGAGCTGAAGTCATTGGAGCTGGAGCTCCCTTATTACGACTTCTGGTGCGTCGGGTTCGGCGACGCCGGCATAAGGAAGTTCGTGATCGACGGGGTAGTTCCCGCCCTCAACTCGCGCATAGCCCACTGGCTTCAGTTCCTAATAGACGGACGCATATCGCTTGAGTTTAACAACGAACTCGAGGAGAGGATCGAGAGGCGACCGTCCGACGGAGACCCGTTCGTCTACCACGCGATGAGCGGCGGGGAGAGGCGAAGGCTCAACCTGGCGGTGTCGCAGGCCTTTGCGCACGTGATGATGTTGAACTCCGGAACCTGTCCGAGTCTAGTGTTCCTCGACGAGGTGACGACCAACATTGACCAAATGGGGGTGGTCGGGGTATACAATATGATAATGGAGCTTGCGAAGGACAGGCAGGTTTTCATAACCACCCACGACCACAACCTGCTCGACATGCTGGAGGGTTGCGAGGTAATAACCCTAGAGAAAAAAGGCGGTTTCACGCGCCTGAAAAATTTGGGTTAATAGACTTACATACTCTCGCGTTTCAATCAGCAAAAGGAAAAGACACATGATTTTCGAAGAGCAAATCAGCCGGAAGCCCGACAATTACCCATGGACCCAGGATTTCATAGAGGCCATGCACAATGGCTTCTGGACGGACAAGGAGTTCAGCTTCCAGAGCGACAAGCAGGACTTCATGGTCTCCCTGAACGACCAGGAGAAAGAGATCATTGTTCGCGCGTTAGCCACCATCGGACAGCTTGAGATAAGCGTTAAGAAGTTCTGGGCGAAGCTCGGCGACAACCTCCCCCACCCCAGCATCGGCGACATGGGATATGTCATGGCGAATACCGAGGTGATCCACGGCGATGCATACGAGAGGCTCCTAGAGGTTCTGGGAATCGACGACGCCTTTGAGAAGATACTCGAGCTCGACATCGTAAAGGGCAGGGTGAATTACCTTCGCAAGCACCTGCACAAGTTCCACGCGGATAACCGCAGGCAGTTCGTCTACTCGCTCGTCCTTTTCACCCTCTTCGTGGAGAACATAGCCCTCTTCTCGCAGTTCTACACCATCAGCTGGTTCGGTCGTTACAAGAACGTTCTCAAGGACACCAACAAGCAGGTCGAGTACACGAGCAGGGAGGAGAACCTTCACGCCATGATCGGCATGAAGATCGTCAAGGCCATACGAAAAGAGCACCCGGAGTTCTTCGACGAGCAACTAGAGGCAAAGATCGCCCACGAGGCAGAACAGGCCGTCAAGTACGAGATGGAAATCATCGAGTGGATCGTCAACGGATACGGCGAAGACAAACTCAACTCGCCGGTGCTGAAGGAGTTCATAAAGAACAGGATGAACGAATCCCTTCGGGAGATAGGATTTAATATGGTTTTTGATGTGGACAAAGAACTTCTTTCTAAAACGAGGTGGTTCGACGAGCAGATTCTTGGAAACAACCAATCTGATTTTTTTCATTCAAGACCAGTAGAATATTCGAAGAAATCTAAAAGTTTTGCCGCGGAGGATTTGTTTTGAATAGTATTGGAACAAAAGAATTCATAAAAAGAAGCAAAAAAAAGTTTGGAAACAAATACGGTTATTCAAAAACTGAATATAAAAACAACAGGTTTGGCGTAATTATAACATGCAAGAAGCATGGCGATGTTACAATTAATCCTAATTCGCACCTTTCTGGATGCGGATGTAATAAGTGCGGTAGGGAAATCAATGGAAAATCACACAAATACACTACGGATGAGTTTGTAGACAAGGCTCGTTCCATATATGGCGACAAATACGACTACAGCAAGGTTGTTTATGAACACAGCCTGAAGAAGGTAACTGTAATATGCCCATCTCACGGCGCATTTCAAATACGTCCTTCAAACCACATAAACAATAGGCAAGGCTGTCCCGACTGTGGTAATGAATCTACTGGTTCCAAACAAAAAAGGACAAAAGAACAGTTTTTATCGCTCGTCTGCAAGAAAAATGGATTCGAGAATTATCAGTTTTCAGAAGTAGTAGATTTCAAGAATAAAAAACAGAAGGTCAAGGTGGTCTGCAACAGGCATGGGCCCTATATGAAAAGTACGGAGGACATCCTGGAGAGCAGATACTTCGGATGCAAGTCGTGCAGAATAGAAGACGATAGGCACGATACCGAAATCTTCGTCCGAAGATCCTCAGAGGCTCATTCGGGTCGTTACTCGTACGAGAAATCAAAATATCTTAAGTCGCACAAAAAGGTGACGGTAACATGTCCGAATCACGGCCCCTTCAGCGCCAAAGCGTATATTCATGTGGCCGGTGGAGGACATTGTCCCAAATGCAATCCACAACATAGTGCCGGCCAAGTGGAGATAATGAGTTTTTTGAAGTCGCTTGGCGTTAAAGGCGCCTTTATGTCTTATCGCGAAGTGCCAGAAGTGACAGAAATAGATGTGTATTGTCCAGAAAGAAATATTGGAGTGGAATTCAATGGGCTATACTGGCACAGCGAGGAATTCAAAGACAAGAATTATCACATAGATAAAACAAAGGCCGCTGCATCACAAGGCATAAGACTGATACATATATTTGAAGACGAGTGGAATATCAAGAAGGAAATATGTAAAGGCATGCTTGCCAATTCTTTCAAAGCATGTCAAGAAAGAATTCATGCAAGAAAGTGCAAGATAGCCGAAGTAAATCCCAAAGTCGCAAGAATTTTCCTTGATGAAAACCACATCCAAGGATATTGCCCATCCAAATTCATCTATGGTCTTTTCATGGAAGACAGACTCGTCAGCATTATGACATTCGGGGCCAACAGGATTTGCTTGGGATCAAAAGCAAAGAAAGGGGAATACGAACTCCTCAGGTTCTGTAGCCTGAAGGGCGCCAGTGTTCCCGGCTCCGCATCGAGGTTGTTCAAACATTTTACTTCTTGCCAAAAACCGACTCGTATAGTCAGTTACTGCGACATGAGGTGGGGAACAGGCAAGGTTTACGAGATTCTCGGATTCAAAAAAATCAAAGAGACGCAACCGAACTACTTCTACACCAGAGGCTCCACGAGATATGGTAGGTTTGCGTTCAGAAAAGACAGACTTGTCTCCAAGGGTTACGACAAGTCAAAGACGGAAAAACAGATAATGTCAGAACTCGGATACTTGAGAATATACGACTGCGGGTGCCACAAATTTGAATGGAAAAATACATGACAGAAAAAGAATATTATTGGCTCAACTCCCACAGCCGCCTCTTCCTCGAGCGGGGTTATCTGGAGCCCGACGTCACCCCGGAGCAGAGGATCAGGCAGATTGCGGAGAACGCCGAAAGAATACTCAAAATCAAGGGCTTCGCCGACAAGTTCGAGGGCTACATGAAGCGAGGGTTCTACTCTCTTGCAACCCCCGTCTGGTGCAACTTCGGCAATAAGAGGGGGCTTCCGGTGAGCTGCTTCGGAAGCTACGTCGAGGACAAGATGGAGGCCATCCTTACGAAGGCCGCCGAAGTCGGGATCATGAGCAAGATGGGAGGCGGAACCAGTGGCTTCTTCGGGGCCCTGCGAGCCAGAGGCACGAAGATCAGCGTCGGCGGCGAGAGCAGCGGCGCCGTCCACTTCATGGAAATCTTCGACAAGGTCAGCGAGGTCATCAGCCAGGGAAGCGCCCGAAGGGGCTCCTTTGCGGCCTACATGCCCATAGAACACCCGGACATCGAGGAGTTCCTGAGAATCAGGAGCGAGGGACACAGCATACAGAACATGAGCATCGGCGTCACAGTCACCGACAAGTTCATGAATGAACTAGTGGAGGGCGACAAGGACAAGAGAAAGATATGGGCCAAGGTCATCCAGAAGAGGTTCGAGACCGGATATCCCTACATAATGTTCGTCGACACGGCCAACAAGAGCGCCCCCAAGGTCTACAAGGACAAGAAGCTCAAGATCAAGGCCTCAAACCTATGCTCCGAGATACAACTTTTCTCCGATGAGGACCACTCTTTCGTATGCGTCCTCTCCAGCCTCAACCTGCTCCACTGGGACGAGATCGCGGAAACCGACGCCGTGGAGACCATGGTCAGGTTCCTCGACAGCGTCTGCGAGGAGTTCATACAGAAGACGGAGGGCGTGAGGTACATGGAGGCGCCCCGCAGGTTCGCAATCGAACAGAGGGCCCTCGGGCTGGGCGTCCTCGGCTGGCACTCCTACCTCCAAAGCAGAATGATAGGGTTCGAGAGCATGGAGGCGAAACTCAAGAACACCGAAATCTGGAAGACCATACGCCAGCGCGCCGACAAGGCCACCGAGGAAATGGCCGAGGAGTACGGCGAGCCGGAGCTCCTCAAGGGCTACGGCAGGAGGAACGTCACCACCCTGGCGGTCGCGCCCACCACATCGAGCAGCTTCATACTCGGCCAGGTGAGCCCAAGCATAGAGCCACTCAACTCGAACTACTTCGTCAAGAACCTCGCGAAGGGCAAGTTCACATACAAGAACCCCTGCCTCAAGGAGATTCTCAAGAAACACGAGAGGAACGACGAGGAGACCTGGAAGAGCATCCTCATCAAGGGCGGATCGGTACAGCACCTCGACTTCCTCACCAAGGAGGAGAAGGACGTCTTCAAGACCTTCGGGGAGATAAGCCAGAAGGAGATCGTCATACAGGCCGCCCAGAGGCAGAAGTACATAGATCAGTCCCAGAGCCTAAACCTCACGATCCCTCCTTCCACCTCCCCCAAGGACGTCAACAAGCTGCTAATCGATGGGTGGGAGATGGGAATAAAGACCTTCTACTACCAGAGGTCGGCGAACCCGGCTCAGGAGCTTGCCCGCTCGATACTCACTTGCTCATCGTGCGAGGCCTGAATTGTCGGACAAAAGCAGAACATGGTTCCTGGACTTCGACGGCACCCTGGTTCTCCAGAAAAGCTACCTTTCGGACATGGACTACATCATGCCCGAGACTTTGGACTTCTTCAGGAACCACGTGCGGGAAGACGACCGAGTGGTCATCACGACGGCCAGGGAGGGGGAGGAACACAGAGACAGGATATCAAGGTTCATGTCGGCCTACGGCCTAAAGTGCGACCTGATAATATGCGACCTCCCGACTGGCCCCAGAATAGTGGTCAACGACACCAAGCCGGACGGCACGGCGACCGCCCACGGCGTCAGGCTGAAGAGGGACGCCGGAATCAAAGACGAGGACCTCAAGCATGTCAGAAATTAAGGTGAAGAAAACAAGGGCGTCTGCTGTCGTCCCGAAAAGGGCGCATCCGACCGACGCCGGGGCCGACCTCCACTCCTTGGAGGAAATCATCATACAGCCTATGGAGAGAAGGGCCGTCTCCACGGGAATATGCCTAGAGATACCAGAGGGTCATTACGGCAGGGTTGCTCCGAGGTCCGGCCTGGCCGTGAGGCACGGCATAGACGTACTCGCCGGCGTCGTGGACTCTTCGTACAGGGGTGAGATCAAGGTCGTCCTGCACAACACCGACAAGGCCGAGTCCTTCCGCGTCGGCCGTGGCGACAAGATAGCCCAGATAATCATCGAGAGGCACTACAACCTGGAGTTCAGGGAGGTCGAAGATCTGTCCGAGACCGACAGGGGCGAGGGCGGATTCGGCTCCAGCGGCAAATGAGCGAATACGCTCCTTTCCTCGACAGCCGCCTGTACATCTCCCGAGACGAGTCCGTCGGGTACGGCGTTTTCACCAAAGAGTCGATCAAGAGCCATGCTTTCATCGAGATAGCCCCAGTAGTCGACTTTTCTCCCGAAAGCCGGCCAGACGAAAACCTCATGAAGCATGTGGTAGAATGGGAGGGAAGGCTGGCCGTGGCACTCGGCTGGACCATGGTCTATAACCACAGCGACGCCAACAACTGCGCATTCTCCATGAACTACTTCGACAAACTAATCGCCATCATTTCAATCCGCGACATAGAGGCCGGGGAGCAGCTCACCGTCAACTACGGGCCCAACTGGTTCTCCTCCAGAGGCATGCACAAGGTGACGCTTTGAACAAGCACGCCTGCCCCGTCTGCGGACAGAACATGGACATATATACCACGGCCCACAAGAACGCCCCGTTCGTCGACAACAAGACCTACCACGCAATGTGCTTCACCTGCTACTTCGTCCCCAAGACAGGCGAGCAGAAGTACTCCGAAGACGGTACCGTCTCCGAGGACGTGGACCTGCCCTACTCCTGCCAGAGCCTCTGCACCCCGAGGGAGCTGTACGATTCCGGGGCCGCCGACTCCCTCAAGCAGGCCAAGACCTCCGTCGAGGCCGTGTCCGAGGCCTGCCGCGGGGTCAAGCCCCCCAAAAAGCCGACGAAGAGGCCCGCCGCCTGTTGGAACATCCCCCGCAGACACTAGATAAGACCATGGAATTCAAGGACTTCATACTGAACGAGGCCGAACAGTACTTCTCCCAGAGGGTGTCCGACATCCTCAGCGCCCTCCAGGACCTCAACGACAGCGCCGGGGACATGGGGACAAGGCACCTCGTATCCAACGCCCAGGGCATCGCAAACCAGATGAGGAGGGTGGTTCACACCCACTGGCCCCAGAGCCAGGAACCGAGCCTCAAGACCCTCCAGAAGTGCGGCGTGGCCATCATGAGGGCAATAGAGGAGAAGGACGACCTTCAGGGCGTCCTGAAGGCCTGCCAGGCCCACCTGGAGTCCATGGCCGGCAAACAGGAAAAGCCCTCCAACTCCCTAGCCACAGAGGAACCGGCGGCCTGATTTTGGTATTTTTTTCTTCCGCACTACATACTTCTTGTGGAAGAAGATGCCGAAATAGAAGACATTTTAAGCGATAAGCCCAAGAAGATAAAGTCTGGGAGGAAGGGCAAGAGGGTCGAGTTGGACCTCATAAAAAGCCTCAACGAGCGGTTCGCGGCCGCCCTGGCGGCCAGACCCAACGCGGGCAAGTTCTCCAGGTCGGTGGGGTCCGGAAACCGCTGGGGCCAGCGGGTTCACCTTAGCAAGGCCGCCTCCGACACCTACTCGGGCGATATAGTGTGCCCAGAGGGCTTCCTGTTCGTCCTAGAGAGCAAGGGCGGGTACAATGACATAGACCTCTGCACTGCCTTCTCCGGCCGTCAGAGCGAGCTGGACGCGTTCCTGAAGCAGGTGAGCGACGACTCCGCCAGGTGCGGCCGCATGCCTCTCCTCCTCTGGAAGAAAGACAGGAAGCCGAGGCTGGCCTTCCTCAGGACCTCCGACCTCGGCGACAGGTCGTTCCCCTGCATGATGCGCTACGGGGAATGGACGGCGGCGTCCTTCGACGATCTGGCATCCCTGGGGGACGACTTCTTCTTCAGCCCGACCCAAGAGCCCGCCTGACGCCATCAGGGGCCCTCTCCAGGTCGATGGTTACCACCCCCAGATCGGAGCCCTCCGCCACCGCCATGTTAATTATGCAATCCGAGGGCAGGAACACAACCTCTGCGTCAGGCCCCGGCTCGCTCCCCAGCCTGCAGAGGACTCCGTCCTCGCGTCTCTCCGCCACCCTCACGGGCATCAGGATCATTTTCCGCCCTCCAACGACGACAGGAGGCCGTTTATCCTGTCCACCTCCATTTTGTGGGGGCGCTTCATCTCCTCCCACTCCTTGCGTTCGGACTCCTTCTGGGCCAGCTTCTCGGACACCTCCTGCCTGCGCATGAGCATCCTCTCCACCTCATCCCTGAGGGCGTCCATCTGACGCTTCTTCTCCCTTTCCGCTATCTCGAGGGCCTGGAGGTCCAGTTTGAGCTTGGCTATTTCCTCTTCTGCGGAACTTATGACCTCGTCAACCTCCCTGACCTGCTTCTCGGCCAGTTCGTACGAAGAAACAAGTTCTTTCACCTTTGATATGGACTTCGGCGAGCAAGCCGCAGAGGCCTCCTTCGGCGAAACGGCCTCGTCTCTTTTATCCGCAACAGTCGGTAGCCCCTCCGATTCCACCGCCCAGTTCGCGTTCACCATGGCCTCGACAGATGGTCCGAACCTGCCCTTCACCAACTCCAGCCTGCGAACCCCCGCGCTGGTGAACTTGTAGCCCCTGATCCCCCTGCTGACGCCGCCTCCTCTGGCGGATTCGTAACGAATCCGCTTGATGTACTTGCCCCTCTTTCTCAAAGCCATGGTCAGGGCCCTCATCGCCCCCTGGACGCTCTTGTACAAGGGGCTCTGCCCGGAAACGAACCGCTTTATGCCGAGGTGGCGTACGATCGAAGACGACGCCTCCGACTTCTTCGCGTACCCGAGCTGTGCGACGAAACTCATCGCCACAAGCGCCCTGTCCATCGCATCGTGATCGGACAGGAGGAATGAAGGGTCGAGCTCCAGCGGATGAAAGCCCTCGCCTCCCTCTACCGAATCGGCCAAAACGACTTCGGACTCCGAATCCACTGGCGTCTTCGCTCCCAGGACATTCTCTTCTTGGATTTCGACTTCTTCCGCAAGAGATAGATCGCGTTCGCCCCCCGCCAGTTCGCTGGAAGCATTCTCCTCTGCGGTGCGATCCTCGTCGGACACCTCCACAATCCTCTCCTGCTCCATCGGGATCGGATTGTCGATGTTTAGGGCCCTGGCGAACACGGCGGTCGGAAGCGAGGGGGATTCGGCGACCCTGAGGGTGATCGGACTCACCCTCTTCAGGATTGCGAACGCCGTCTGGATGTCGACATCGGCCGGCGGGAACAAGGAATACTCGAAGGCGGTGTCGTTTCCCCTCGGCTTGCACCAGAAGCGAATGCTGGTGGAGCCCGCTCGCGACTCTATTCGGATGGTTCCGAACCTCTCCCTGCCCTTCTTCTTGATTCTCCTCGAGTCCCTGACCGACCAGACGCCGTCCAGACCGGCCTCCTCGAGTAGGTTGGTCACCAAGGCTTTGGTGGGGTTGACAATCTTCTTCTCCGACCTCTTGATCGCACTCTCAAGAACCACCTCGACCATTCCCTGATCTGCCATGTCTAGTTCTCCTTGCGTTGGCGCCTTCGAAACCCAACACAAAGGTTATACGGCCACGGATGCGATCGTCAACAAGATTTTAGGGGGGTTTATTCGAGCAAGGGGGGGCAAGGAGGGGGACGGAATCATTCCGCCCCCCTCCGACCACACACAAACCCCCCCGTCAGTAGACCTGCAGCTGCAGGTTTTCCGAAATGAAGCTGTTCTCGCCGAACTCGAGCTCGAACCAGACGTTGTATATCCCGCAGTCCATGTCCAGACCCACGGTGTCAAGGAAGAAGTACCCCTCGGCGTCCCTGCGGTACTCCACTTCGCCCCTCTCCACCACCATCCGCAGGTCCTTCTCCTTCGGCAGGCAGTCGCCGCAGGCCTTCTCTATCGATATCTTGACGGGGCTGGCCACCGCGAGGTTCATGTAGTATCTGTCTAGGTCGGACGCCCTCGGGACGTTCGGCACAACCTCGACCGTCAGCCACCTCTTCTCGCCCTTCCTGACCCTGTTAGGCCGGAAGCCGTACGAGAAGTCGTAGACCACGGGCATGTCGCTCGCGTACCAGAGCTCCGACAACACCACGAACTGGTTCGTGACCGTTCCGGACTGGTTCGGGCTGAACTGCACTTCCCAAACGTCCACATACGACCCGGTGGTGAACAGCTCCGCGGACAGCACCACGGACACGCTGTAGTGGCCCCCGAAGGGGTCGTCCACCACGTCGACCGACTCGATCTCGACGACGAGCCTCCTGCCCTCCGGGTTTTCCTCGGTGACGCAGGTCTTGTCGAGTTGGTATATCGACACCTTGTTCACCTGTTCAACCTGCTGCCTTTGGTTGGAGTTGTAGGTGAAAAGGCGCAGGACTAGCTCGTCGCCCGCGACGGGGTTCTGGTTTCTCTCTTTGACGGCCATTGGCTACCTCTTGGCCTTCTTTCTTGCGGACTCCATGGCCTCGTTTTCCTTTTCCTTCTGTTTTATGAAGCGGTCTATCATCCACTTCCTCTCGTTTATAGGCAGAGACAGGAAGCTGTCCCTGCTCTGTCTCATGTGGTACATGAAGAAGAACATCTCCTCCATGAGGTTGTTCCAAAGGTCTAGGCTTGCGTCCTCGATGTGGCCGCCGTCTTTTTCCTTGCCCGAGGGAAGAAAAAATTTGACTCCAGCGGGAGCTCTATCTCGAAGTCCCTGAGGCTGTAGGGGTTCGTTATCGAAACTTTGGTGTCCACACCAAACGGAGGCTCGTTCACGACCGTCCTGAGGTAGGCCACGTCCTGTATCGGAAGCTTCTTGAGGAGCGTCTGTATCTCGTTCTTGTCCGTGAGCCCCTCTATTTCCTCCAACAGGTGAGCCGTTCTGTAAAGGAGCGTGTCGTCCGCCTGCCCAGAGAGGTCGAAGTTCTTGGCCCTGCGCTCCCGGTGGTCCTGGATCATCTGCTCGTCCTTGCCGACTGCGAGGCGGTACCTGAACCTGTACCCGGTCACCGGCAGCACGTCCTCGAGGTTCCCCACGCCGAAGTCGGAACTGCAGAAGTCCACGAACAGGTCGTTGAGGTTTATGGTGGTCGCGAACGTCTGGTCGCTCTCCGGGTCCCTAACTTCGACGTCGTACTCCGGGGTGTAGGATATGCCTCGGAGGTATATCAGCATGTAGGTCCTGTCCTGCGTCAGGAAGTTGGCGGAGTCGTAGCCCTCCTTCATGCACCTGTTGAAGATCATGTTTATGGCCTGGCCCTTCTTGACGAACCGCGGGGTGGCTAGGATCTCCTCCTCTTCCCCTGTCATGGGCCGTATGTGGATCACGCCGTCCGAGGGGCCGTCCTCCCCCGTGTAGAACTTGCCCTTCGACGGGAGCTCTACCCTCTCGTATACCATGCTCCCCTTGGTGCCTATGCCCGCGATGAGCTCCTCGAGCTTGCCGCTCCCCGTAACCCTCATCTCTTGGCCCTTCGGGGCCGGGGCGCCAGACGACCCCTTAATGGCTCTCTTGAAGGCCTCCGGGATGTTCCCCTTGACTCGGCCCCCCGCATCGCCGCGCGGCTCTTGGAATCCTTCTCCCTCCTCCGCCGAGGCCCTATTGCGCATGGCGGCCATCTCCTCGAGATGGGCGTTGACCTGGGACGCGCCTTCGTCCTCCCCAAGGTCCTCCTTCGAAATCTGCCTTTTCTGTGGTCTGAAAGATTCTTCGGTCATATTTCCCCTTTCGGATGGCTTGTGTGTTGGAGTCCGCCTCTTTCGGGGCGAAATCCATTGCTTTAACTACATTAGCTAGGGCAACCTAAAATTGACGAACAAAGACCAGATCAAATTGCGCATAGGAGCCAGGAACGTGGAGTCCGTACTCTTCGAGGACGCCAAGGCCTGGAATGTAATTCCCGACATGGCCCACTTCAGGGACAAGTGGGCGGTCAGCAGGCTGAGTCCCTCCCTTAGGCCGACTGGAAGGGCCGCCATGCTGGATTTTCTGAACGAGTCGACGTCTTCCCACGAGGCCTCGCTTTCCGTGTATTTCGGCAGGGAGGTTACTATCGATAGTGCTGACCGAAATTCTGTGTCACACGTCGAATTCGACATCGATTCCCCTCCCGACCTCGAGGAAATGTCGGTCTATTCAGGGTTCGGGTCTTTTCGGAAGGGAAACCGAGTCTGCCTGACCTTTTGGAGATGAAAATGTCCGACACAACTAGGATGGTATTGTTCGCCCTGGCGACCGTTGGCCTTACGAACATCATCGTCGACCCGGCCGCCATAATGCAGCCGGTCCGCGACCTCATAGACAAGCGATGCCACCCATGGGTAAGGAAGCTGGTATCATGCTACCAATGCTCGGGAACCTGGGTCGGCTTTCTTTGCGGGTACCTCGTCGTCGGCCAGGAGCCGTCGACGGTGTTCCTGTGCGGAATGGCGGGAAGCTACCTGGCCACTATTTCCGCCACATACGCGAACTACCTAGAGGCCAGAAGCATAGTGGGCGTGGAAGAAAATGCCGAATAGCAAGTCCATTTTCCTTTGCTCCAAATGCGGATGGAAGAGGGTTTCCGGCCTTGATGATTCGGGCCTTATGGAGCTGAAGAACGACACCATGAGCTCAAGGAAGTTCAGGTGTCCCCAGTGCGGATTGGCGATAACGCCAAGGCCCTGCCAGGACCCGCAGTCAGAGCTCGAGAGGAAGTTCGAAGAGGAAAGGCTCAAGAGAGAGAACGAGTCATTCATTGCCGATTCGGACGAGTTCCGCAAGCAGTTCGTCGAGGAGACCAGCGATGGGTAGTTCGAAGATCGGCCTGCAGGACGTCAAGAACGCCCTCAAGGACTCCAGGTTCAGGCTAACCCTGCCCAAGGACATGAACCCGGAAATAGAGGAGTTCCTGAGCAACCCGGGGTGCGCCTGCCACACCCCCCTGTACAGGAAGATCATCAAGAACTGCTCCGAGCAGCTCTCCAGGTACTACCCGGGCATGAAGGTTCCAGAGCACGACGAGGACATAAGGAAGATGTCAGAGAACCACTGGACTGTCATCAACTGCCACATCGACGAGCTGGAGTCGAGGCTCTCCCGACTCGGACCCGGCAGAAAGCAAATGGACGTGGCGAGGTGGGAGGACCAGGTGACGGTCGTCGTTAACGAACTAGACGTGGTCTTCTAGAAGGCCCGGGCATCGAAGCTCATCCCGCCACCCCACCGGGGCCAGATCGCATGACGACAATCTCCTGCTGCAGTAAATGTTATTCGCCGCCAGCGCGGCCGCGGCAGCGCCACTTTCCTCCAGCATCGACTTGCAGGCGTCCGACGCCCTGTGTCGGTCTGGCGCCTCGAAGACAACCGTCTCCTCGGACGGTGGGTTTTCGTACCTCAAAATCATTTTGAAATGTGGCATCGCGTCCTCCTTGAGCAGACCCACAATATATGTATGTTTCTTCTAGGCGCGTTTGGTAGGCACCACCAGCCCCCCAGACATGGCGGACCTGCACTTTTCTTCCATGAGACTTGGGTAGGACTCGTACTTGGATATCTCTATGGGAAAGCTGTCGTCGACCTTCCTTCTGGCCCCGCACACCCTCGCGTTCTCGTACATGTGTATGGCCCTCCTGTATTCGCCCCTCGAGCAGAACATGTCCCCCAGCAGGCACCAGAACTCCGCGAACGAAGGGTTGGAGAACAGGCATCCGACCGCCCTCCTGTAGGCTTCCCTGGCCTCCCCGGCGGCGAACTCCTGCCTTGCAAGGTAGTAGTTCATCAGAACCACGGAGTCCCCCCCGTCAACCGCCAGCGACAGGTACTTGCGTGCGGCGGCCACAAATTCCCTCCCCTTGCCCTCCGACAGCAACGAGCACGCTAGGTAGTAGTACGGGTCGGGCGACGTCGGCCTTCTGGACGCCCAAATCCTGCACGCCTCCAGCGTAGAAGCCCTGTCGCTGGGCTGCCTCCCAGAGATTATGGCCACCTCTGGCGTCACCTGCGCCTCTACGCCGGAGACCGACTCGAAGACCGGGTTCTCGAACCTTCCGCCCTCCCACAGCCTCACCTGCTTCGACACCACTCCGCCCGCCAGAACATAGAAAGACCTGTTCCCGCTCAACCCCCGTATCAGGCCCGATCCCTTTGCCACCCGCTCCCATGGCTCAAGGTACATGTTCCTTCCGTCCGAACATATTCTGTTCCTGATCGCCGAGAAGTCTCCGTCGAATACGACGCTGATAACATCCGCCCCGCGGCCGCGGGCAATCTCCCGGGTGCCGTCCTTCGACCCCATGTCGGCCACCAGAACCCTGTCGCAAACCCCCCTCACGGAGTCAAGGCAGCCGGCTATGGTCTCCGCGTTGTCCCTCGTCAGGATGTGCAACGTCAACACCGAACTTCTCCGAAACTAGAAAACGCAACACATCGGCCCGCTCGGCCGCCCCCATCGCCTCGTAGCACGCAGCCAAATCTTCGTAGCCCCTGCGAGCCCAGGGACTCTCCAGGATGATGGCCATTGCATCCGAAGCGGAACTCACTGATCGCATTCCTTGCAAACGCCGAGGATGCGCCTCCAGAAAGGACATTCGGGGGGCTGGTTGACAGGCCAGCAAGAACAGCACTTTTCCTTGCTTATGAAGCTCTGGTTTTCCGAAGCCAAAGCCCTTTCAAGCGCCGTGGAAATCTCCTCGTCCGTCAACAGGAGGTCTATACATCTGTCATCGACCGTTATCGTGGTGTGTCTAAAACTCATAAAATCTCCGAAAAATTAGAGTCTGCCCTATCTTATATGAGCGATGATCTTTGAAAATATTGCCCCTCTACGCAACAGGAAAGCCGAAGAAGCCCCTTGGAGGGGGTCCTGCGCCCGCAAGCCCTGGGAATACAGGGTGACCGCCGTCATACCCGTGATGGACACGCCAGAGTGCCTAGAGCTTTGCGTCGAACTGATCCGCCTCCAGACCGAGAGGCCCTACATAGTCGTTGTGGACACCGGCAGCCAGAGGCAAAACCTAGAGCGGATACTGGACATGCACGCCGAGGACCTCGAGGTCCACTGCATCAGGCAGAACGGCACAATGCACCCCTCCGACCCCGTTTGCGTCGCCATGGACACCGCCCAGAGCATGTGCAGGTCGGAATACATGTTCGCCACCCACTCCGACGCCTTTTTGATGAGAAGGGACTTCCTGGAGTGGATGCTCACGCTCTGCGGGGAAGAGGACGAAGGCCTATCCCCCGTGGTCGGATACGAGATGAGCCCGAGGAACCACGAAGACTGGAAGGGAATGATCAGCCACACGGCCACCATGTACCACATTCCAACCCTGGACAGGATAGGGTTCGGGTGGAGCATGAGAAGACTCGCATCGCTGTGCGGACTGCCCAACCAAGAACCCCACCCAGAAAGGCCAAACTGGCCCGACACGGAGACCCTAGGGAACATGATCCTCAGGCACAACCGCACAAGAACGATGATCATAGGTTCAGAGTCCAACTTCGCCAGAAACAAAGACGAAAACATAGACCACGCTAGGAGCATAACGCTTGGGATGCTGTATGCCCCCGACTACCACAAAGTCGCATCGGAGTGGCTCAAAGACGCCATGGACCAGGCAAGGTCCCGCATAAATACTTGGAGGTCTTCGGACCACATCGGAGGAAATTGAACGAATACCTGAATAACAAGAATCTGGAGCGTCTCATCAACTCATTCCAAGAGTCCAAGAGAACCCAGGCGCGCCTCGGGATGCTCATAGAGGAGTCGGAGGAGACCGTTGCAAGAAAGAAGGCAAGGCAGGTCGACGACTCTCTCAACAGGGCCGTTTTGGACGTCAAGAGGTCCGAACTGAAAGACTGCGTCTCAAGGCACGAGGAATCAAAGCAGAAACTGGCCGTCGCCTTCTTCACTCTATCCGAGAACATAGTGAGGTACGCCAAGTTCCAGCTCATTGACGCCGACGACGCCACCCAGGAGGGGGTCATGATCTGCTTCGACAAGATAACGAGGTTCGACTCCCGCAAGGGAAAGGCGTTCAACTACATGACAACCTGCATACTCAACCACTTCCGGCAGCTATACAGGACGGCCAGGAACTACAACGAACTAAAAAAGAAGTACCTCAACCACATACAGTTCGTAGAGGGCAAGTCCACCTTCAACAACGGCAAGCAGATGTTCGACAACAGCAGCCATTGATTTAATCTAAACAAATCTATATAATGTCCCCATGAGCGGAATAGACAACCTAGAGAGACAGGAACTAATCAACAAGCTAATCGCCAACGGATACGGCCAAATAGTGAAGGCGCTTCTGGAGGACGAGAAGAAGGTCTACACCAAGAAGGGCAGGCTCAACAAAAGCGGCGCCTGCCGCAGCCTCAACATAAAGTCCAAGCAGCTGGAGGACATGCTCTCCGAGATGAGAGACCTCCTCAAGAAAGACCTAGACTAACACCCCTCGATCCACGCCCTGTCGTATCGGAGCGTGAGCTCGACCGTAACATACTCGTTCTGGCTCATGTCAAGGTCGCCCCACTCTATGTTGTTGGGCCAGGCGTTCCGTACCACCCAGCGCTCTATCGAGTTTCCGCATCCGTCGTACAGCTCTATGTTCACCGTCCTCTTCCAGTTGCCGCCGGGCCTCTTCCAGTCGCCCTTGTCGCCGCAGGTGTCATACTGGTTCTTGAGCCACTTGAAGACGGGGTTCTCGCTTGTTTTGAGGTCAAACAAGGTCAGCTGTATGGGCTTCCACTCCGGCTTGCCGGCGAAGTAAATGGTCTCGTTGATGTGCTGGGCGTCCATCTCCTTGAAGCTCAGGCTCGGCCTCGACCCCTTGTCCGGGGGCAGCATGTTCGCCCCCTCCCCCACGACCCCGTCTATGTAGAAAAGCCACCTGAACTTGCGCTTCATGCACACGTCCCCGCCTCCGAGAACTCCTATGCCCATGTCCCTGCCCATGTCCACCTCCAACATATCCTAGTCCAAATCCAAACAAAAATAGGCCGGCGGATGCCCGCCGGCCTATTTATTTGACGACAATCAGAAGGATCCCGCAACGGTCATCATTCTTCGATGTATCAGTCGCAACCGCAGCATCTGGGCGTGAAGCCGTTGCCGCACAGGTTGGTGTACTTGACGTTTGAGTACCTGAGGGTCACCTCTATGGTACACTCCTCCGACTGCGAGTAGTCGAGATCGCCGAAGTTGATGGCCTGCGGCCAGCAGTCCTTCATGCGCCACTCCTCTAGCGGATTGCCGCAACCGTCGTACATGGTGAGGATGCCCTCGCCGCCGTAGCACCGGCGCACCGAGGACTGCTTCAGACCCACGTTGTCCGTGA